GTATCGGATGGCGAAGGATATTGCTTGGAAGGCGTTGAAGAAGCTGGTTCCGAAGGTATGGATTGAGAGTAAGAATGAGACAGATTTGAGACTGGAATTAATTAATGGATCGAGTATTGAGTTAAAGGGAACGGAGAATGCGATGGCATTAAGGGGAAGGAGTTTAGCTGGTGTTGTATTAGATGAAGCAGCATTTATGGATTCAGAGGTATGGTTTGAAGTAATCAGACCTGCGTTAGCTGATAAGCAAGGATGGGCGTTATTTATCAGTACACCAGATGGAACTGCGAGTTGGTTTTATGATTTATGGTGTTATGTAGAGAGTGATCCTACTGAGGAATGGCAGAGGTGGTGTTATACAACGATAGAGGGGGGTAATGTACCGAAAGAGGAAGTTGAAGCAGCTAGGGCGCAATTAGATTCGAGAACATTTAGGCAAGAATTTGAAGCAAGTTTTGAAAATTTAAGTGGATTAGTAGCAATTTCCTTTGGGGACGAGAATATTTCAAAAGAATCGAAGGATATTAGTGTTGCACCGTTGTTATTAGGGGTTGACTTTAACGTAGATCCGATGTCGGGGATATGTGCAGTAAGGGATGGGGAGATTTTGTATGTTTTCGATGAAATTATTATGACTGGGGGTGCAACGACATGGGATTTTGCGGAAGAAGTGACTAGGAGGTATGGAGTTGACCGAAGAATTATTGCTTGTCCTGACCCTACGGGTGGAGCGAGGAAAACTGCTGGTATTGGAGCAACAGATCATAGTATTTTGAGGAGAAGTGGCTTTAATGTGTCAAGTCCGAGATCTCCTTGGAAGATTAGGGATAAGATTACGGCAGTAAATACGGCTTTATTAGATGCAGCGGGTGATCGAAGGACAGTTATTCATCCAAGATGTAAGGAATTAATAAAATCGTTAAGGACATTAACTTATACACCGAATACAGGATTACCAAATAAGAATTTAGGAGTAGATCATGCGTTTGATGCTTTTGGATATTTATGTCTTCAGCAATTTAACTTAGCGAAACCTCAAGCATTAGGGCAAACTGGATATAGAATCTATTAAAGATAGTGGAGTATTATGGCTAAATCAGCAGCTACAAAAAGGTGTGAAGGTTACTTGCGAAGTGTCAAGAAAGGGAAGAAAGGGAAATCTTCTTCTACAACTAAAAAGAAAGGTAAGTGATTACTTTTAAAACCCTCCATTCAAAACAATGACCTACGCTGTCCCAGGCCCAATTAGAACCAATATAATTAGCTCCACATTTGTTGGTGGTACTGATAGTCCATTTACACGTACACGTGCGGTATTGGACATGGTGAAGGGTTGGGAGATTATGAAAGCAGTTACATTAGGGACTGAATATTTAAGAGATAATTCAAGAGCATTTTTACCTTTAGAGCCAAGGGAAGATTACGAAGCGTATTTATCAAGAGTGAATAGAGCTGTATTTTCACCTTATACGCAGAGGTTATTAAGAGCTGCAACAGGATTAATTTTAAGAAAACCTATAACAGTTATTGGAGATCCATATTGGACAGAAAATTTTGTAAAAGATGTTGATGGATGTGGATCAGATTTAGATGAGTATGCAAGAAGATTAATTATGTCTTCTTTAACTTATGGTCAGAGTCATTTATTAGTTGATTATCCAGCTCCAACGGGAGCATTAAGTTTGGCAGAGGAGAGGGAACAAAATAGGAGGCCATATTGGATTGATGTAGATCCTACAAATTTATTTGGATGGAGATTAGATAGAGAAGTGAATTATGGAAAATTAATACAGGTAAGGATTGGGGAAAAAGCAGTTGTACCACAAGGAGAATTTGGTGAAGCAGTCCATGATCAAGTACGAGTTATAGAACCAGGGAAATATAGGATTTATAGGAAAGTTGAGGAAGATAAATCGTTATATAACACTGTGGATGGTACATATACAGATGATTTCAATTCACCAACAGGGAGTGCTGATTATGAAGTAGTGGAGTCAGGTGAATTTTCATTAGGTGAAGTTCCTTTAGTGAGTGTGTATTCAGAGAAAATAGACACGATGACAAGTAAGCCACCGTTATTAGATCTTGCATATTTGAATCTTGCTCATTTCCAGAGACAGGCTGATTTAATTCATAGCTTGCATGTAGCATCACAACCAATGTTGGTATTAGAGGGATGGGATGATCAAACAAAAGACATGGCAGTCAGCGTCAACTATGCGATTGCGACCCAACCAGGTAACAAAGTTTATTACGTTGAACCCGCATCAAGCGCATTTGAAGCACAAGCAGCAGAAATACAAGAATTACAACAACAAATGGCTACGCTCGGTATTAGTACGCTTTCGCAGCAAAAATTTGTTGCTGAATCGGCTGATGCGAGAAGACTCGACAGAGTGGATACTAACTCCATGCTCTCGATGGTTTCGCTTGAATTAGAGCAAAAGCTTCAAAAAGCGTTTAATTTATCTGCACAATATGTAGGTTTAGAACCTCCAGAAATTAAAATTAGTCGTGATTTTGATATTGAGAGATTAATTGGTCAAGATATTACGGCGTTAACTTCTTTATTCGATCAACAAGTGATTGATAGGGATGAATTCAGGGATATTTTAGTACAAGGAGAGGTATTACCAACAGCAACGGAGACTGAAGCTGATTAATACACTAGAATATTAGACAAGTACATTTCTTACTATGGCAGCACCGCAAATGAGATTTGAGGACTTAAATCCTCCTGCATGTCCTCCGAAAAAGGTAGAGACACTAGTGGAGAAGCCAAAAGCGAAGGCTCCTAAAGCACAAAAACCTACAAAACCTACTAAATAATCATGGTTGAAGAGAAAGTCATCCAACAGGAGTCTGTGGCTTCTGTTGAGCAGTCTGTGGCTGCAACCGATGCTCCACAAACTCCACCAGCCGTAGATGCTGAAGCTATTAAAGCCGAATATGAAGCAAAGCTTACTCAAGAGCGAGCTTCAAGAGAGAAAGCAGAGAAATCCTTTGGTGAATTGAAGACTAAGGTCGATGATATGTATAAAAAAGCTGATGAAAAACGTGTTAAATCGTTAGAAGATCAGGGTCAATTCAAACCTCTATGGGAGGAAGCGAATAAGACGAATCAAGAAAGAGTAAGAGAAATTGACGCTTTAAAGTCTCAATTAGACCAATTAAAACGTTCTAACGAAACTGAAGCTGTTAGGAATTCTGCTTTAGCTGCTATTAGCAATGCTGGTGCAATTAATGCAGAACAAACTTTATCTCTTCTTCAAAATCAATTACAGAAGAATGAGAAAGGAGAAACAGTTGTTTTAAGTGGTGGTGTAGAACAAAATTTAAGTACTTATGTTAATAATTTAAGGAACCCTGGATCAGGATGGGAGCATCATTTCAAAGCAAGTAGTGCATCAGGGATGGGAACAAAGCCAAGTCCAATGTCTAATATTGCTCCAGGCACAGAGAACCCTTGGAAGACGGGCAATCTCACGCAACAAATGTTATTATCTAACCAAGACCCCGATCTAGCAGCCGTGCTGCAAAGAGAGGCATCTCAGTAACACAAACTCTAATTATTTTCTAACAAATAAGTCTGTGGCTTATGGAGAAAATGATTATTAAATCTGTGATTTAGACGGAGTGTGTTATTACCAAGTCTGTGGCTTGGCGGTCAACAAAACCGTAATTCTTAGGAGGAAGAAATGGCAGCCCCATTTCAGAATTACTCTGGCGGTGTCTTACTTGCAGATGTCGTCAAGAGGAATAATTTGGCTCGCTATGTCCAAGAGGCAATTAAAGAGCGCAGCCAATTTGTAAAAAGTGGTGCAGTAGCACGTAGTTCTGCTCTTGATTCAAGAGAAGGTGGAACACGTATTCAAGTACCTGAGTTCAACCCTGTTGCACCAACTGAGTCAGTAATGACAGGTGCAGCTAACTGGGATACAAACGGTTATTTAGTTCCACAAAAGATCGGAACAGACACCCAGATTGCATCTATCTGCCATAGAGGTTTTGCTTATGCGGTAGATGACGTTGCAATTTTGGCTGCTGGTGAAGATCCAATGCTTGCAATCCGCAATCAGCTTGCAGATGCAATCAATAAGCTAAATAATGCACGTTTGTTCTCACAACTTGCAGGATTATTCGGAACAGCATTAGCTGGTAACGCACTTGACGTTGCTAAAGCAGCATCTTCAGGATCAGACGAGACTAACTATTTAACAGCTTCCACTATTGCCAAAGCCCGTAACAAATTGGGTGAGCGTGGTGAAGAGCCAGATGTTCTTGTTGTTCACCCTTCAGTTGCTTACTACCTTTATCAGGTAGGAATGTTAACTTTCTCTACTGCTGCAATGGTTGCCGATGGCGCTGTTACATGGGGTGGTGGCGGAGTTGGCATTGGAGCCAAGGAAGTCGGTCAATTTGCAGGATGCACAGTTGTTGTTGACGAAGCTGTTAACACAGTTGCTCCTGGTACAAGTGGTCACTTGACAGAGTTCTATTGCTACTTACTTAAGCGTGGAACCATTCTTGAAGGTGTTCAGCAAGATCTAAGGATTGAAGCTGATCGCAACATCTTGTCTAAGCAGAATGTTCTTTCTGTTGA